GATATTGATCTGGGCTTTGGTGTGTGGTTGAGAAACCAACGTATCAGAATAATGGGAATTGATACACCAGAATCAAGAACATCGGATCCAGTAGAGAAAAAGTATGGTATGTTAGCAAAAGATCAAGTAGTTAGGTATCTTGCTAATAGTATAAAGTTCAGATCATTCAAGGATGAAAAAGGAAAGTTTGGTAGAATATTAGGTGACTTTGAAGTGTTCCATCCTACATCAAACAAATGGATGATGATGGCAGAAGCTATGATCATGGAAAACTACGGTGTTAAGTATCATGGACAATCAAAAGATATGATAGTATCTGAACATCTTAACAACAGAACAAAGTTGAAAGAGCGTGGAATTATCCCCGAATGAAATCTATCTAGGTAATCCCAGACTCAAAAAAGCTGGAGTTAAACTAGATTATACAGAAGAGCAAATCAATGAGCTTGTAAGATGCTCAAAGGATATTGAATACTTTTGTCGTACATATATGAAGATTGTCAACATCGATGAAGGTGTTGTTCCTCTTGATCTATATGATTTCCAATTAGACATAATGAAATCTGTGGTTCATAATCGTTTCTCTATATGTAAGATGCCTCGACAGTCTGGTAAGACAACAACAATGGTTGCTGTTATACTTTGGTTTATATTATTCAACGAATCATTCAACTGCGCTATTCTGGCCAACAAAGCTAGTACTGCTCGAGAGATATTGAGTAGATTGCAAATGGCATATGAATGGTTACCTCATTGGTTACAACAAGGACTAGTTGAATGGAACAAGGGTAGTCTTGAGTTAGAGAATGGTAGTAAAGTTCTTGCAAGCTCAACATCATCATCTGCCATACGAGGTGGTTCATTTTCATTAGTGTATCTTGATGAGTTTGCATTCGTGGATTCTCAGCTACAAGAAGAGTTTTTTGCATCAGTTTATCCTACCATTTCATCTGGTAGAACATCAAGAGTTATGATTACATCTACACCAAAAGGTATGAACTTGTTCTACAAGTTATGGGTAGATGCTGAAGAAGGAAGAAATGAATACGTTCCTATCCAAGTTCATTGGTCTGCTGTACCAGGTAGAGATGAAGAGTGGAAAGAACAAACTATCAAGAACACTAGTGAAGAACAATTCAGACAAGAGTTTGAATGTGATTTTATAGGTTCATCCAATACACTTATCAATCCTAGTAAGCTAGCAGCACTGACGTTCCATGAACCAATATCACAAAATGAAAATATGAAAATATGGAAAGAGAATGAAAGAGGACATGTATATGCTATTAGTGTTGATACTTCAAGAGGTATAGGTAATGACTATAGTGCTTTTACTGTTGTCGATTGTACTACTGTACCTTACGAAATTGTTTGTACGTATAGATCCAATGTTATTGCTCCTATGCTATATCCTAATATTATTTATGACGCTGCACGTAAGTATAACGATGCTATCGTACTTGTCGAGATTAATGATATAGGACAACAAGTTGCTGACATACTACATCATGAGTTAGAGTACGAAGGTATATTGACAGCTGAGTGGAAAGGTAGAGCTGGTCAATTATTGACAGCTGGCTTTGGTGGTAAGGCTCAACAATTAGGTGTCAGAACAACTAAACAATTGAAAAGAGTTGGTTGCGCAGGTTTAAAAACTATTATTGAAAATGATCGTTTAAAGATCAATGATTTTGAAATCCTCAAAGAGTTGACAGCATTTGTTGTGAGAGGTCAAAGCTATGCAGCTGAAGAAGGATACAATGATGATCTGGTAATGTCATTGGTATTGTTTGCTTGGTTAACAGGTCAAGAATACTTTAAAGAAATGACTGACATAGATATAAGAAAGAACTTACTTCTAGCAAATGAAAAAGCTATAGAAGAAGAAATGTTACCATTTGGATTCTTCCAAGATGGTATAAATGATCCAGAAGATGATATGCAAAAATATAAGTCGGACGATTGGATAACAACCACGCCTTATGAGATTGAAGGATCGTGGTGAAAGCCGCTTTTTTATAAATAATGACATGCAAATCAAGCATTTCAAAACCTTAATGAAGGAGAATTAAGCCATGGCATTCCAAGTAAGTCCTGGTGTAAATGTTTCAGAAATTGACTTAACAACTATTGTACCTGCTGTTTCAACAACAGAAGGTGCATTTGCTGGTTCCCTAAAGTGGGGTCCTGCAGAAGTTGCAACTCTTATTTCATCTGAAGAAGAGTTGGTATCTAGGTTTCATAAACCAGACGGTACGTCTTTTGAATCATTTTTCACTGCTGCCAACTTCCTCGCGTATGGGAACGCATTATACGTAAGCCGAGCTGTAGCAGCTACGGCATTGAATGCAACTGTGTTACAAAACCCTGCTACTGCAGTTAACTCAAGTAACACATCACATACTATCATGATAAAAAATAGAGAACATTATGACAATGATGTTACAGTTCCAGCTGATAGTTCTTTCATAGCAAAGTATCCTGGTTCTCTTGGTAACTCATTAAAGATATCTATTTGTGATAGCTCTGGTGCATTCGAATCAACAGTTTCTAATAACGTATCTGGTATATCTAACGTAGCATTAAATGTTGCAGTTGGTAACACTAGCGTTATAATTACTGCCGCTGATGTTAAAACAAGTTTCACACAAACATCTAACGTGACTGTTGCAGAGTACTTACTCGCACAGAACACAGTATCAAATGTTGCTTCTAGCTTTGCAGTTGGAGACATCATTCGTTTAGGTAACTCTTCTATTGGAGTTCAAGAATTAGAAGTTGCTACTATTGGGTCTACATCTACTTCTGGTGCATTGCACGAAAACAACAACGACACAATCTTTTCAGCAACAGCTACCTTAACATTGAAGTCTAAGTTTACATTATCAACTGCCTTTTCACTAGACTTAACAACACAATCTGTTACACGTAAGTGGCAATATCATAATAACTTTGATAAAGCTCCTGGTACAACATTGTGGACAAACAATGTTGCTAATAACTCTGATGCATCTGACGAGCTTCATATTATTGTTGCAGACGAAGATGGAGACATCACTGGAGTCAAAGGACAAATAATAGAAAAATTTGCTGGACTATCTCGTGCAACTGATGCAAAAGATGAGTCTGGTGAATCAATTTACTACTATAATGTAATTGATAACCAGTCACAATGGGTACTTAACGGTGGTAAGAAAGTTCGAGCAGGATCTGAGACACAAAACTCTACAGCTGATTATTCTAACACTGCTGTAAATATGTCTAACTCTGCTGTTACTAATACTGTTCCTTTCACAAGATCATTTACAATTGGTCGTGATGGTGGTACAGCAAATGTAACATCTTTCCAAATTGCTGGTGACTCAGATAGTGGTGAAGCAAACATAGCAATTGGTCAATTATCTAATGCTATTGATGTATTCAAGAATGCAGAAGATATTGACATATCAATTGTAATGCAAGGTAAAGCTAGAGGTGGTACTCACGATCATCAATGGGGTAACTATATTATTGATAACATTGCAGAGGCAAGAAAAGACTGTGTTGTAACAGTATCTCCTCCTAAGTCTGATGTTATTAATAACTTTGGTAACGAGTCTGCTAATACAGTTGACTTTAGAAATGCTCTAACATCATCCTCATATGGTATCATGGATGGTGGATTCAAGTATCAATATGATAGATACAATGACGTATACCGGTATGTTCCATACAACGGAGACGTTGCTGGACTAATGGTTAGAACAGATACAACTAGAGACCCATGGTACTCTCCAGCTGGATTCAATAGAGGCATCATTAAGAATGTTGTTAAGAATTCTTACAATGCTGACAAAGCTGATAGAGATGTACTGTACAAGAATGGTATTAATCCAATTACTACATTCCCAGGTCAAGGAACTATCTTGTTTGGCGACAAGACGCTGTTAGATAAGCCTAGTGCATTTGATAGAATTAATGTTCGAAGACTGTTCATTGTTCTTGAAAAAGCAATAGCTACAGCAGCTAAATTCACCTTGTTTGAATTCAACGACGAATTCACAAGAGCTCAGTTCAGAAATCTAGTCGAGCCTTTCCTACGGGATGTTCAAGGTCGACGTGGTATTTTTGACTTTAAGGTTGTTTGTGACGAAACAAATAACACTGGCGAGGTGATTGATAGAAACGAGTTTGTTGGTGACATATACATCAAGCCAGCTCGATCAATTAACTTCATACAGTTAAACTTTGTTGCGGTCAGAACCAACGTTGAGTTCAGTGAAATCGTTGGACAATTCTAAGCTAAATAGATATAAGGAATAGGAGAGTTCAATGGCCTTTAATATAAACGAAATCAGATCACAGCTAGCACTAGGTGGTGCACGCCCTGCTCTGTTTCAGGTTATCATGAACAACCCAGTCAATCCGGCTGGGGACGCGAAGCTGCCATTTATGGCTAGAGCAGCACAGATTCCTGCATCAACAATTGGAACAATCGAAGTGGGATACTTCGGTAGAAAGATCAAGATTGCTGGTGACAGAACATTCGCAGAGTGGACTATTACGGTAGTTAATGATGAGGACTTCCTCATCAGAAACGCAATGGAAGAGTGGATGCAAAACATCAACACTCATCTTGGTAACGTAAGGTCTTTTGGAACTTCGGCTCCAGCTCTATACAAAGAAAATGCCCAGGTTATCCAATATGCAAAAGTTGGTACACCGTTGCGCCAATATACCTTCAATGGTATGTGGCCAATTGAAGTCAGCTCAATTGACTTAGATTGGAACACAACAGATGCTATAGAAGAATTCAGTGTGACCTTCCAGTATGACTGGTGGGAAGTTGACGGAGGAACAACGGGTAACGCTGGCGGCAATTAGATGAATAATCTAACTACATAATGTGAAAGTGATATAATTACATGGCTACCCTTTTTGGTTTTGAAATAAAAAGAAGGGCGGACGATCAGGCAACTGCTTCGTTCGCTCCTCTTGCTTTGGATGATGGTGCACATCAAGTCTCTACTGGAGGCATGTATGGCACATACGTTGATCTCGAAGGAGCAACACGCACCGAAGCAGAAATGATAACAAGATATCGTCGAATGTCTATGCAGCCTGAGTGCGACATGGCTATCGATGATATCATTCATGAGTTTATAGTATATGATGAACATCAAAGACTAGTAGAGATTAACCTAGATCACGTTAAAGGTATAGGTGCATCTACTAAGAAAGTCATTCAAGAAGAGTTTGAATACATTCTTGATCTATTAGAGTTCAATGAAAAAGGCTATGAAGTAGCTAGACACTGGTATATTGATGGACGTATGTTCTATCATGTTATCATTGATCCAGAGAACGTAGCTGATGGTATTCAAGAACTTAGATATATTGATCCTCGTAAGATCAAAAAGATTAGAGAAAACAAAAAAGAACGTATACCTGGTACACAAGTTCAAGTAGAACGTACCAGAAGTGAGTTCTTTTTATATAACAACAAAGGATTTGTTGGATATCCTGGAGGCACTCCTTCATCTGCTGGTCAAGACCAAGGTGTTAAGATTGCCAAGGATGCTATTCTCCATTGCACTTCTGGTGTGATGAGTGAAGATAACAGATTAGTTTTATCTCATTTACATAAGGCTATCAAGCCTCTCAACCAACTTCGTATATTAGAAGACGCAACGGTCATCTACCGGATAGCTAGAGCTCCTGAAAGGCGTATATTCTACATTGATGTTGGTAATCTACCCAAGATGAAAGCAGAGCAATACCTAAGAGATATGATGGTCAAGCATAAGAACAGATTGATCTATGATGCAGCCACTGGTGAGATCAGAGACGATCGTAAGTTTATGACAATGCTTGAGGACTATTGGCTCCCACGACGAGAAGGTGGTCGAGGTACAGAGATTACCACACTACCGGGCGGTCAAAATCTTGGTGAGATGGATGATGTTATATACTTCCAAAAGAAGATGTATAAGTCTCTCAATGTTCCTGTCAGTCGCTTAGAGCCTGAAACAGGAATGACGTTGGGTCGCGCAACAGAGATCAATCGCGATGAAGTTAAGTTTCAAAAGTTTATACAAAGATTGCGCATGCGCTTTGCAATGCTATTTGATGGTGCATTAGAAAAGCAATTGGTACTAAAAGGTCACATGACACCAGAAGAGTATCAAGATATAAGACGTAACATTAAGTATGACTTCAAACAAGATAACTACTTTACTGAACTCAAAGAGAATGAAATCATCACAGAAAGAGTCAATACATTGAATAGTATTGATGCATATGTTGGTAAGTACTTCTCACAGGAATGGGTAAAACGTAATGTACTTAGAATGTCCGATGACGAAATTGCCACAATGACAGATCAAATGTCAGATGAAAATGATGCTGACACAGAAATGGACGCAGCGTTAGCAGATCCTGACATGGGAACTAACAATGTTGACGGGCAAAATGGTCCCCCTAGTGAC